ACAGTTGTACCATTAATAGATAGTGCATCTGTTTCTAATGTGCCATCTATATCAGCATCACCTGATATGTCTAAAGTGGCAGCATCTAATTCACCAGTAATAGTGAAGTTTCTTATACCTGTATAATCTTTATTAGAATCTAGTATAACTGCTTTAGAAGCTATGGCAGTACCAACAGCAGTTGAACCTAAGTCAAGAGCATTAAGCTCACCTACGACTGCTGTAATGCCATCTAAAGTATTTAACTCGGCAGTGGTAGCTGTAACACCATCCATGATATTGATTTCTGCTGTGGTTGCAGTTACTCCATCAAGTATGTTTAGTTCTTCAGGTGTCGCTGATATCTGTGTAGTACTTACAGCAGCTAATACAGGTAATGTACCTGATACGTTTGGTAAGTTAATTGTTCTGTCTGCTGTAGGGTCTACAATAGTAAGTGTAGTCTCGTGAGCATCAGCAGTAGCACCCTCAAACACAACTGCATTGGCTGCGTTCATTGTAACTGTATCTACTGTAGTAGTTGTACCTGCTACAGATAGGTTAGGTACAAGAAGTGTTCCTGTGCTTGGATTATATCTTAATGCTCCTGTATCATCCAATAAGCCATTTGATTCATTATGGAAGACTACAGGAAAGTTTGTATTGGCTGTGCTGTCTGTAACGACTGCTGTTGTAGCTACAGCCGCTGTACCTGAATAGCCACTTGATGTAATTGTGCCTAATGAACTACCACCATCAGAGAATGTGATTGTGCCACCATCAGCATCAAGAGTTATGTTACCCCCTGCATCTAAAGTAAAGTTACTTGTTGCATCTATCTCTGCAATAATAGGAGTTGTTAATGTTTTATTTGTTAGTGTAGCAGTTGAGCTTGTTGAAACTAATCTAGCATCACCACCTGTACTTGGTAGTGTTAGAGTATTAGATGCACTCTCTGAGTGTGGAGCAGCTATTATAATCTGTCCATGTGAGTTTGCTTCACAGTTTAGTTGTATAGCTCCTTGATTGGTATTACCTTTTACAACTACTTTTCCTGTTCCGTTTGCTGCTAATTCTATGTTAGCATTTGAAGTCGTTACAATATCTTTACCATTCATGTCTAGGTTACCACCTAGTTGTGGAGTAGTATCTTCTACTACGTTAGATAAGGCAACACCACCAACAGCCAATCCTGATACTATTGTACTTCTTGTTACTTTCTTTAGACCACCACCTGAAGTGTCTACTGCTAAAAATACATCATCATTAGCTACTGTAGATATCTCTGATAAGTCACCCACTGCTACAGGATTAAAGTTTGTACCATCAGCTACAAGTATATGTCCTGATGTATTTGTACCCATAGTCAAGTCATCACCTGATATGGTCAAGTCACCTGCTATTGTTACAGAACCACTTGCTAGTGTTATTAAATCTGTATCATCTGTGTGACCTATTGTAGTACCGTTTATGATTACATTGTCTACAGTAAGTGTGCTTAATGTGCCTACAGATGTAAGATTAGGCATGGCAGTTATTTCATCATCAAAGTAAGCAGACAAGTCAGTGACTGCTACTTGCTTCATTGTGCCACCATCGTTGAGTACAACTCTGTCTGCATCTACTACTGTTGTTGAACTTGCAGAGGTATTACCATCCATAATATTAAGTTCAGTAGCTGTAGAAGTAACACCATCTAATATATTTAGTTCTGCTGTGGTGGCTGTTACACCATCCATAATGTTTAATTCAGCAGCTGTAGCAGATATGGCTGTACCATTAAAATCTATTGCATCTAAATATGCAACACCATCAATGTATATATCTTTCCACTGTTGACTAGATGAACCTAAGTCATATGTATTATCATCGTCAGGTATAATGTTAGAATCTACGTCTGCACCAAACACAACATTATCTGTAGCAGCATCACCCAACGTCATTGTACCACCATTAAATGTAGTCGTACCTGTGACAGTTAAATTACCACCTATACCTAAGTTACCTGATATGTCAGCATTACCATTCATATCAATGGTAGTAGCGGCTATCTGTATTTCTGTATCAGCTACAAGGTCAAGTTGTCCATCGGTACTTGAATTGATGTATATTGCTGTATCTCTGAATTGTAGCTTCTCTGTAGAAGCAATAAGTATGTCATCACTAAACTCAAAATAATCCTCGTCTTCTTTCCATAGTAAAACACCATCTGATGTTTCACCATCAAATGTAATTGTTATATCTGTTCCTGCTGTACCTGCACCAAAAGTAAGTGTATTACTTAACAGCTTACTTATAGGACCACCTTCATTGGCAGTACCATCGTGTGTGTGTCCTGTGCTTGCTTGGAAAGCTGCTAATAACTGATTGAACTCATCATTGGTATGAGAAGCAGTTATCACGTCTCCATCTGTGTACGAGGACTGTCTTGTGTATGTAGCTCCCATTTATCTTCTAGCTCCTAACTGATATTCTAATTGAAATCCTTTGAGTGAGTATGGTGCAGTTGTACCACCATCATTTACTCTTAGTGCAACAGCAAAGCCTGAACCTTCTACTGCTTGCCTTATTAAAGGCTGTGATGCACCACCATATGTAGGTACTCCATAAACTGCTGTACCATATATAGCAACAATATCTCCTGAATCTAATGGATATGCCGCAGGTCTTGCTGATGATGCAGCTTCATAATCATATCTTACAAATAAATCAGCATCTATGGCTGCTTCAGGTTTGTAGTTGACAATAACTCTTTGCATATGCTTTCTTATTCCGGGGTCATTAAAAGTTAAATCAGGACTTCTATATTTACCTGATATTAATGTTCCATCAAAGTCATTGCCTGATTCTTGTCTGTAAACAAACCCATTACTGTAATCTCCGTGTAATACTATAACATTACCTTCTGATACAAAGTGGTCAGTACTAGCAGGTTTGATACCACGTAGCTCTGCAAACTCAAACTTTTGACCTCTCATAACACAAATAATTCCTTTAGATAATGTTTCGTCTGTGTTAGCTTTAGTAAAAAATATTCTATACTGTGTTTTGTCAGGTATAACTATACTATCAAACTCTGATGCACTAGCTATATTTTCATTAAATATAGATTGTACGTTAGAGCTTATAGTGCCCAACTCCACGTCACCAATTCTAGCTGTACCTGCGATGGTACGCAACCCATCAGGACCAAGAAAAATAAGGTCACCTGCAAATTCTTGAATAGTGTCACCGTTAATACATCCTATATCTCTTGTTACATCTGTAACTGCAAAGTTTGAACTTGAACTTCCTGATAACTTAAATATTCTAGTTTCACAAAATACAAACAGGTCATCACGGAAAACTTTAAGTCCTGTTATTTCATCATCAACTTTAAAGCTACCTGCACCTGACCCACTACTAAAAGCATCTTCATCAAAAGGTTGACTAAATATAACTTCCTGTTTAGTAGTTGATTTACCTGCATAGAACATATGGTTCTTAAATGACACTACAAACTTAGAACCTGCTACTGAACTTTCACTTATATCTGTTGCAGATAAACTAGAGTTAAATACAGTTGGTGCATTAGCACCATCTACAACAACAATTTTATCTGTGCCATCAAAGTTAAATCTTTCAAACCTATACTTTAATGCACCTGTTCTACCACTATCTATGCTAGTCCAAGATGAACCTCCGGGGTCAGCACTATAAATACTAGTACCTCTAGCCGCTAGTACCTTGCTACCAAATGTAGCCACCATAAGTACTTTTTCTGAAGCAGATGCAGTTTGTGGCACAACTGCTGTTACATATTTAGAGAATCCACTTATTCTTCTGTAACCACCTTCAATATCAGGTTCAAAGTTTTCTAGCTCTAATGCTTCTCCGGGTTGCATCATAAAGGTAGATTTGGTTAGTACTAAACCTCCTTCACAGTTAAAAGGTAAAGCAGCTGTCTGAGACAAGTCTGCCATATTAACTTACCCTTAAATTTAATGTAGTACTACGACTTCCTGAATTAGATTGAGGTATATAAGTAGACCTAACATAGTCAAACCTATTAACTAATAATGTCTGCATATTTTTAATGCCTTGTTCAAATCTACCAAAGTTTAATTGATACTGTTGTGTTTCACCTCTATACTGATATACAAATGCTGTAGCACCATCTACTATAACTGCTGCAAATCTATCAGGTATAGTTGTAGTATCTCCATGAGCAGACATATCTGTTGGAAAAGAAAAGTAATCGTATTTTAAAGTAAGAGATTTTGTTGGGAATGGATATAAAAGATAGTTGTTATCAGGAGTTCTTACTACAAATTCAGGTACACCACCACCATCAAACTGTGTTACAGTAACACCACTAGCTATTGAAGCTGCCGTTGTACTGTTTGCACCTCTAGTACATCCTGTAAAGGTAGTGCTAGAACCTATAGCTGTATATGTAATTTGTTCATTACCTATGAATAAAGTTCCTGTGCTATCAAAGCCTGACGTGCTTGCAACAGTTATAGTTGTAACACTATCTGTATGTGTTGTGCTTGTTGTTGTACTATTTATTTCATCTTCTTGTGTAATAAAACTATTAATATAATCATTATAGTTTAATATTTTTAGATTACCACCTGATACATTTAAATCAGAATCTTTTATTATTCTAAATGTATTATAGTCTACAGTCTTTGTTGTTGTAGCAACTGAATATCTTACAACTCCTGCTGTTAATGTCTTTGTATCTACAGCATGATTAAAAGGATATTGAAACTCTTTTTGGTTTATATATCTTATTGATTCATTAACTGCGTTTTGGCATTGAACTTGTATACCCCTAGCACTAGAAAAGGTTGCTGAAGTTAATGCAACCTCATTCAACCTTGCTATTACTTTATTTGTTAGTGTTAGGTAAGTTTCTGCCATAATAATTCCTATGTAAAATG